TGTGACCCACAAACCATCCTTTACGCAATCTTAACCATGCCTGTGTGCATGTATCAACAATATCGTCATTCGGGTGACTTGGAAACGCCGCACAAATGTCAATCAAGTCTTTAGCCCATTTTCTACTGGAAGGGAAGAAAATCCTTCCATCTTCCAAAAGTGCGCTGGACGCATGGGCGCGAGCTTCCTTATCGCGGTCTGGGCTGTACGCTAAAACAGGCACTCCAGCCATTCGCAAGTCTTGAAGCAGAGATTGACCTGATGCCTTCTTTTCGATCAGCACTGCGTCTGGCTCCCATTCTTCATAGGCTTCTTGCGCCATGCGTCTTAGGTCAGGGTAGCTGACTTTATCGTACCATGCCTCAAGGACAATCGCGCAGTCATAGCCTTTGTGCCTAAATACGCCCCATGTGGTTCTGGCGCTAAAACTTGAGCTTTCTTTGGATTCAAAGGCTGTGTCGTAAGATTGCAGAACATATTCAATTTCTGGCAACTCCTCTTCTTCCCAAGGAACCCACCAGCTTGATCGCAAAATACCGCCACCTTTTGGCGCTGGACGTTGTTGAAGTTGTCCTGCTGCTGCGTAAGTGCCAAGGCTACGCTCTAAATTTTTAAGTGTTTTTTCGTCTATTCTGTTTGGCCAAAGAAGATCGCCTTCCTTGGTGCGCGGATCTGTGAAGCCAAGCGATGATCTGGTAGGCGTTGGGTGGCCTATTTCGTATCTCGCTGGCAGACATAGGTGATCCCATTCGTCACCCATCTCATTGGCCAGTATATGGCCTGTCAGATCGTTTTCGTGGACGCGCTGCATAATAATGATAAAAGCGCCAGTTCGAGGATCATTAAGCCGTGTTTGCATTGCCTGATCCCACCATTCCAGAACGCCTTCTCGAACAGCAGAGCTATCGGTATCGACTACATTGTGCGGATCATCGATGCAGATAATATCACCACCGTCACCAGTCAGAGCGCCTCCGACAGACGTAGCTATGCGATATCCTGTTTTGTTGTTTTCAAATCTTTGCTTTTGGTTTTGATCACTGGTTAAGGCAAACTTGTCTTCAAAATGGCGTTTGTACCATATGCTGTCGATTAATCTTCTAGCTTTGACGCTATCTCTGATCGACAGGGAAGAGGCATAAGAGGCGTACAAGAACTTCTTGTGCGGTTCTCTAGTCCAAGTCCATGCAGGCAGTGCAACTGCAACGCTGATGGATTTCATATGGCGTGGCGGTACGTTTATAATCAGGCGTTTGATTTTGCCTTCGACAACTGCTTGGAGGTGTTCTGATATTGCGTCAACGTGCCAGTTGTTTTGAAATTTAACACCCGGCTCAATCGTTGGCCAAGCTGCTTTCGTAAACTCCCTCAATGATCTGCGATACTTCTCCGCTCGAACTTGCTCCAATGTGAGATTGCTCAAAAGCTCGTTCAATTGCTGCGAGTTCATTTACTCCAATCCTTGTTAAGTCAAGCGTAACGGTTGTTTCTTTTTGAACCTTATGCTCTTGCTTGTCTACCCACCCTGCGCGGTTCTTTAAATAGAAAATTATTGCTGCATTATCGCGTTCTACTGTGGCATTTTCAAAGAGTGCGTTGGTTACTTTTTCTATACCACCAGCTTCTCCCCTTTTTATTGCTTCCGAAAATTCCGAATTTTTCGCCTGATAAAGCATAAAAGTTGACACTGAAACGCCTAAAAATCCAGCACATTGTTCTTTTGTTAAGCCTTGTGCCATTGCTCTTTCAGTTCTTTCTAACACCTCTGGAGTGATCTCGAACCTTGGCCGACCGACTGAATTTTTCTTTTTTGCCTTTGCCATTTGTTTACCTTTTAGAAAAAAACCCACCGAAGTGGGTTTAAGTATATGAGGCACTGGCCACAGGCGTAGCCAATATCGAGCAGTAATATTTAACAGATAGCGTCTTTTGCTGTTTGTGTACAGAGTTTTTCTGCTTTTGGCATTATTCCTACGCGAGTGAGATCCAGCCGATCTGCATCCCAGCATGTTTGCACTGTGATATCTGCGTCTGTGTAGCCGTTTGAGTGGTATGTAAGTGCTTCGTCAAGTAGTCGCATTTCTTGGTCAGTTATATCGAAGAGCCTTCCCCTGATTGAGTGTGCGTATTGTGCTGCGCGGTATCCATGTTGTGGATCTCTGTTTTCGTTTATTCTTTGTGTATCGTGGAGGAGTGAGAATAAACCTACGACTTTGATATTTGCGTTTTCTGCTTTGGCTATGTGCTTACCGTTTTGGAACACACGGCTCCAGTGTTTATATCCGTGATATCCTTGGTGGTTCATTTTGTATTGTTGATAGCAGTGTTTTGCCAGTTGTTTACTTACCATATGAGCATCCCGAATATTATTCCAAGTGTTATGATTACGAAGGCGCATCCAGCTATCATATCTTTGCCTATTCCATCTGGCTTGTTATCGAAGATATGCAGGTGTCCCTTTAGATCGATGGCGATCCACTGATCTTTATTTGCTGGCAGTTCGCCTTGCTGTGTGTGAACCCATATGTAATGAGATCCACGTCTTTTGCTTGTATTGTTTTGTATCCATTCTGGCATGTCTTTATTGAAGCCGGTAAATTTCCAAGATTTTACGATCATGGTTTACCTCTTTTATGAATTGAGCAATATTTTTTTTGTTGTGAGGTTAGTGGCTTATTGCATAGGCTTCCCATAAACATTCTTCCTTCGTGGATTACATATTGCTGGCATGTTTCAAATTTTTCCTCTGGTCCTCTTGGTATGCCTGCGTCACATCGTTTTTTTTTTACTTTTTTTACCTTTTTAAATTTTACGTTTAGCCAGTCTTGGATTGTTTTTTCTGATACGTTTTTTTTACGCAGTTCGTAGAGTATTTCTTGAACTGCTGCTTTTCCAATATGTATTGTTTCCACAAGTTTTTGTTGTGATATATTTTCAAGAAACTCTGTGAAAGTCATATTTTCTGCATTCAGATGTTTTATTGCGTACATGGGTTTATATGACATAAATAGGTCACCCATTGTTGTGGCATTTTTTGAGCGTTCAAAAACTTTTTCTTGTCTGGCTCCGAATATAACACGACATCTTGCTCTCTCTTGGCTTACGCCTAGTTCATCGCCTATTTCGCGTAATAGTTTTCCTGAGCGCCTTAGTTTTAGTGCATATGCATTAATGTCGTAACTTCCAATGGCCATCATTTATCCTCCTTATATTTTTCATATTCGCTGCCGAATATTTCGTTTAGCATTGGCTCCAGTATTGCTGCCATTACTTTCCTACGATCTTTTGGCTGGATGTCAGTATTTTCGTGAATTAATGTTGCTACTTTTGAGATTGCCTCAATTCCATTATATATTTTATCGGTCATTTTTTACTGCCAAACATTTTCTTTTTTAGGTCATTACCTTTTTCTGTTAGCTTGATTTCTCTTTGCCTTTTGTCTTCTTTGATCATGTTGATTTCTATGACTTCGGCTCCCAAGCCTGTGCCTCTATTATTTTGTGCGAGTGCGTGTAGGAGTCTGTTTGTTGTGGATTGTTCGAAGCCTAGCTTGATGTGTAGGTCATGGCTTGTGATTGGTTGATTTTCGCATATGGTTGCGAATGCAATCATGTGATTGATTGATGTTTGCGAGCTACCCAATACACCTGTGAAGTGTTGTATTTGGTTTTTGAGCGTTGATATTTGTTTCATTTCATTCCTCGTAGAATATGTCTTTTGCCAGATCGATTGGCACTTCTATTGTGCTTGCACGAAAGTCACATGTCAAACATTTACGTCTGCGTTTAATTGTTTGAAAGCCATACAATGAATGTTGTCTTGAGTCTATAGCTGTCATTTTTGTTTTGCAGTTTGGGCAATGCGAGACTGTATCATAGTTTGGTTGCATTAGACTGCTTCCATTATTTCATCTATTTTGACGCACAAACTGTTAAGGCTGTTGGACGTGATGATTGGCTGTCCATCTTTGTAAGCCTTCCAAATGCACTGGTTGTACATCATTCTGCTACTGCTGTTGATCATCCACCCTTGGTATTCCCAAGGATACTGAAGATCACCTTTGCGTCTGGTTTTTTTGAATTTGTGTTGCATTACGCTGCCTCCTTTTTTGAGAAGGCAGAGAAGAGATCTTTTGCGGCATCGTGCCAAGATTTTTTTGTGATTGGGCTTTCGCCTTTGACGTGATGCCAAGTTGGAACATCTTGATCTGTAGTTGTGTAGTAGATCAGACCAATATAGGTGTAATGATCTTCGCCATATTTTTTCCAGAGAATATCTGCGTAGGCGTATTCTCCAGATCCGTGGACACGACAGATGATATCGAATCCGTTTTTGGTGTATTTCATTCTGCGTATAGACATTACACGATCTCCTTTTTTATGCCGAATGCTAAGTTGATACCGTATGTTGCAGCGTTATGTGCGCGTCTTGCTCGAATGTACGCAACGCTTTGCGGATATTGCTTTGCTAGTTTGTTTTGACGGGCTGCTTCGTCAACAAAATATTGAATTGCTTTTGACCCATCGTCATTGAAATCACGCATTTTGCGGTCGAACATTTTTTTTGCGGTTGTCCATTTGGTTTCGTATTTTGGGTTAAGCGTTGACATTACACGATCTCCTTTACTTCCATGAGTTCCAAAAGGTCAGCGCGAGTTTCGCCGCGACATACGATGCGGTTCATGCCGTGTGCGATGTCTGCTGCTACCCAGCGTAATCCAAGTTTGTATACAAGAATATTTTCTGCACCTTTGACACACCATTCGGCAGTTGATGTTCCAAATCCATTTCCGTTCCACTGTGTGGCTGATACTTTTTTAAGTTTGATCATTTTGCTTTCCTCTCTCTATACCTTATATATAAGCCATCTGTCATAGATTGCAAGTAGTCAAAGTAAATTAATTTTGGGCTGACACGCCGACCATCATCATGTCGGGAGTTGCGATGCAGACGTAACGCTTGCCTTCGGCCATGAGCAATTCGTTTGCGCTGTTCATTTTGAACAATGGGTGATTTGCTTCTTCGAAGTTTTTGACTGTCTTTGGCGTGATCTTGGTGATGCGAGTATATGTGCGGATCAAGATAGTTTTGCCGTCTGCGATATGCTTGTTGATAAACTCAAGTGCGATTTGTGATTTCATAATGTTTCCTCTCTAAGCTCTGTGAACATAAATTCTTTTGCATCTGACAAGCGCGAGAATGAATGTCCATCGCAACGCCAAGTTTTTGGATCATCACATGAGCGATAAATTTCGATTTGATAATCACGGCTGTGGCCTTCAATTTTGTAGCGACCTTCATACAATCTTTTTAACTTCAGCATTTCGATTTCCTTTCTCTCTATACCTTATATATAAGCCATCTGTCATAAATTACAAGTGTCATAGATAAAATTAATTACATTTAATGCATAATAATTGCAGTGGGCCAGACTGCACTAATTCACCTAGCCCAAACCCCTTATTCTTATAGTATATATAATATATATATTATTTATTGTATTATTACTTACCACCCACTCTCCCCCCATTCTGGGAGGTATCTGAGTGGGTATGGATTTACTAATTATAGACTGCATTATTGCAATAAATACATTAAATACTAAGCCGTTGTTTTTTATACCAAAAACTGCCCTATTTAGTGTTGCAATAAATACTGCATTAATCATCTTCTTCTCTTTCAAGTCGAATTTTGCCAAATAGTTCAGCCTTTTCCCTTTCCATTTTGGCAATCTCGCTTTTGAAAAGTGTGATCTTACTTTGCAGATCCATAATCTTATTAATGAGTTTTAAGTTGTGTTCATCTCTCAAATCTCTGGCCTTTTCTCTATAAAGTATTGTGTGTTTTTTTGTGGGCCAGCGCCCCATACCGTCCAGATAAAATCCATAGTTGCGCTTTGTCCACGTTCTGGAGACATAGCTGGTCGCCATGTCATGGCTATCACGGCCATAGGTTTGCTTCGCCTAAACAGATCATAACGTCTGGCAGCATGCCAGTAAGTGGCCTTGGTTAGTATTGCAAATGGCATATGAAAAGTCCTTGCCTTCTTGATAAAATCTTCTGACAGATTAAACGGTGGATTTGTAATGATGCTGGAACAACTTCTATTTTCGGTCAGAAAATCCACTCCAGCTTCGCCATATCCACGGTCATAAAGATCTGTTGATCTGACTGTAAATCCTTTGTCTTCCAGCACCTTTGAGATCGCCCCATCGCCACAAGCAGGCTCCCAAATCAGCCCCCCTCTGAAGAGCCACTCAAAACGATTGAGCAGCGCGATAGTGCATTCTGGTGGCGTTGCGTAAAAATCTGCCTTGTTGCGGCTGTATTGATCTGACTTGCCGCCGATCATGGTTGATGATTTCATGTTGACCTCTTTTTCATAAAAACATTTATAAAACACTTCGCGCACCACCAATTACATTTGTAACTACAGAGTGCAGGTTTTTTACAAGTATCGCATTTCATTTTACTACCTCCAGATCCATAAACATTCCCAGACTGTCGTGCAGACGCCCCTTTGCAATATCAACATACTCTGGGTTTAATTCACACAAGATGGCATTTCGATTTAGGTTATTTGCAACTTGTGCAGTTGTGCCAGATCCACCAAAAGGATCTAAAACTGTGCCACCTTCTGGACAGCCAGCCAAAATACATGGCTTGATTAACTCTGGTGGATAAGTGGCAAAGTGAGCTTCAGAATAAGATGCCACAGGAATAGACCAGACAGATCTTTTGTTAGAATTTTCTGGTCCATATTTAATTACTTCATTGTCATAATAATATTTTGCAGATTTACTGAGCAGAAAAATATACTCATGCGCTTTGGTGCATCTGTCTTGCACACTTTCTGGCATTGGGTTTGGCTTGTGCCAGATAATATCCTGACGAAAATACCAACCATCTGCTTGCAATGCGAAAGCCACACGCCAAGGGATGCCTATCAAGTCTTTTGTTTTAATTTTGGCTTTATGCAATGCCGATAAACTTCTATTATTAGCAGGAGCATCATTTCGACCTTTTCTTTGAAATTTTTCGCTTGCTCTAGCATATCCATTTACTCCGCAATAACTGTCGCCAAGATTGAGCCAAAGAGTTCCATCATTTCTTAGAACCCTTTTGACTTCTCTAAAGACGTCAACCAACTTATTTACAAACTCATTTGGTGTTTCCTCTAATCCTATTTGTTTATCATTTCCATAATTTCTAAGCCCGAAATAAGGTGGACTTGTCACACAAGTGTTTACAGATTTTTCTTCCAATGAAGATAAAGTTTGCAAACAATCTCCCTCTAAAATTTTAATCGACATAAATATTCCTCTCAATGTTGTGGTGGTGCAAAGTATGCGAGCCTTGGCTTGCCTCTCTGCCCAGCGTTTGTTTGTCTGCTTTGGATGCCGCGATCTTGTTCCAGCGCGTCCAGAACATCCTGACGGCGCTTTGGCTCCATGTTAGCGAAAGCAGAAACTGTACGTGATATTTGAGATGCTGTAATGCCGACCAGCCCAGCAGCTTCGATCTTTGTGTACACTGTCTTACAGCAGGCTTGAAACGGACCTTCGGCCATATTTGCCCTGAACATCTCAATTGCTTGCTTGGCGTAATGATCGACATAGTCGATGCTCCACTGCATTGCATCGATACCGATTTCATCCTGATCCATTGATCTGGCAATAATCAGAGACAGGCGCATGGCGATTTCTCTGGAGCGATTGTACATATCCTCCAGACCAGATCCGTTTTCCTTCTTCATTGCCCCGACCAGACGCTCCTCATATTCGCGCAGCATCTTTTCAGCAGCTTCGGTAAATGGAACTTCTATGGGGTGCGGAGGAAGATCATGTGCATTGTTAGTGTCCAGATCGCCAATCTGTGCATGGGCATGTTCCTTTGACCAGACGGCCAGACGTTCAGATATTGATGACTTTCTTTTTTTCTGTGACATCTGGACGCCAATGGCTGACTTCACAATGATGAACCTGTTCAACAAGCCAGACGCAACATCGCCACCACCAATAGCTTGCAGAAACTCAGACGGTGTTGACATGCCCACCAGTGTGAGACTTGGACGCTTGACTGCCTTTTCCAGTTTTTCTGCTTCGGATGCTTTCAGTGCATTTGTGGCATAGCCTTGCTGTCTGAGCGTACCGTCTTGCCGACCAAAACACTCCATAATGGATGTCAACGCATCTGCCTTGTGCTGCATACCTCTTGCGGCTGCTGACTTGAGTTGACGGCCAAGCTCATCGATTACAGAAACATGAGTGGGCTTTTTGATCAGAGTTGAGATTACCCCAGCCGCTGACGTGTATCCTGCTGGACCGATTAGAGCTTCCAGACCAGCCTGTTCGAGCAAGTCTTCTAATACCGATTTTGTATGCTCTTTGCCCGATCCAGTCTCGCCAATGTTCAGAAAGTATAGGCTGGAAAAGTTACGCTGATCTGTTACCCAGCGCCTGCCCATGACCACAGATCCGTATGCAATGGCTGCTTGGACTGCAAACTGTGGCTGTGGTTTAATGGCTGTGACTGTGTAAAAATTACAAACATCCTGAAGAACACCGGGAACACTTAGTAAATTTTCTGGAATATCATCCAGTGGATTTTTGTTTTTCTTTTCTGGCTTGGACATAATTTGCGCGGCAACCTTTGCGCCATGCTCAATGGCCTCCCTGTCGTATTCGTAGTCTGGATCTTGAGTCACGTTCAAAAGCTGTGCCGCATCTTTGACCGCCTTGGTCACATTGCCCTGATGCTCGTACTGCAAGAAAACCTCGAAAGCATCAAAGCTGTGTGCGCTGTCAAACGGATCTGATGCATGGTGGCTGTAGGCTCGACCATTATCGAAGAGCTTGACCCCTGCCAATCCAGATGAAGAGTTTGGCGATAGATATCTGCCACGCGATGTTGGTTTGTATCCGTACTGCACTAATAGTGTGTGCATGTCGTGCGCCTCATTATAGGCATCGATTACTGACGTGCTTTCCCCTTTTGGTCTGGGCTTTCTGGTGGGCTGAAACTCTGCCTTTTTTTTCCAAGGACACATATCTTGTAGCTGCGTTCTGAGTTTATCCCAGTTACGCCAAAGATTAAGAAGTTGTGGCGGTAGGTCTGGTAATCCATCCCAGATGGGCATTCCAGACCACCTATAAGGAAGACCAGTGTCTGGATGAATCGATGGTGGCAGAACATCTTGCACAGGCCCAGCCCGAAGCTCGAATACTGTTTCTGTTTTGCGTGGATCATCTTTGCTTGGCCATGATATTTTATGCATAGTCAGATCGTCTGGAGCCTTAAAGATGAGCTTGCCTCGATTTTCGCGGCCAATAATTTGTGGCGCTGAGTTCATTACTTCGGAAAAATCTATGCCTAATTCCTCGAAGATTAGCTTTGTGTTTTCGACATTATCTATATCCACAGCGCATGTGCCTGATGCGCCATGTAACAACCCAACATTGTGCGTTGGATTTTTCTCGTAATAATCACGCGCTGCCTCTGGATCTGACAATGCCTTTTCTGGTTGCTGCCATCCAAATCTTGTCGGCCCTTTTGATCCTGCTGGTATGGTGACCAGATACCAGCCAAGTTGTGAACAATAATCTTCTATCTTCATTGCGAATCACTCAAGTAATCACTGAGTTTTTTCCACGTCTTCACACTGATTTCTTCGTTACCATCAGCGACTGCCTTGACTGTAGGATGAGATAGTCCACAGCGTTCCGCGACCACTGTTAAACGCCTGTCTTGTAAGGCATTTCGAATGTCATCGATTGGTATGAGTTCACCCATTTTTTGCTCCTTTTTGCATTATTTGTAAAAAGATCTTTACAGGGTAAAATAAATTCTGTAAATAGATTTTTATAGAGAGTGAAAAAGAGAAAGGAGTTGCCATGAGCAACATTGATGGTTTAGCCGCCGAATGGCTACAAATTAAGGCGCAAGAAAAAGAAATAATCGCACAGCGCCATGCGATTGAGTGCCAGATCACAGAGGCTCTTGAGGCCAAAGATGAAGGCACAATATCCCACAAATTAGAAGAGCATAAAGTTACACTGACACAGCCTGTCAGTCGTAAAGTTGACGTGCATGTTTGGGATAAAGTCAAAAACAAAATACCAGATCATATGCACCCAGTGAAGCACAGCATTTCTGCTGATGCTGTTGGCTGTCGGTATCTGGCAGAAAAAGAGCCTGTAATGTGGCGCAAGATCGCAAAGGCGTTTGAAACAAAAGCTGGCAAAGTCGGCGTGAAAGTAGAGGTGCTGTAATGGCCATAAATTTAAAATCACTATCTAAGCCGACAGGTCAGCGACCAATAATTGCTACTCTGTTTGGCGAGGGTGGCATGGGTAAAACTACCCTTGCTGCCATGTTTCCAAAGCCTGTGTTTATTCGAACTGAAGATGGCACAGCGAGTTTACAGGGAAATGAAGATGTCAGTCTGTTTCCACTGGCGACATCTAGCGAAGATGTTCTTGGAGCAATTGAGGCTCTGGCAACAGAGAAGCATAATTATAAAACAGTTGTGATAGATTCCATAACTCAACTAGCCACTATGATTGAAAGCGAAATTGTGGCAGCAGATCCGAAAGCCAAATCGATTAGCCAAGCTGGTGGTGGGTATGGCGCTGGTTATGGTGCTGCTTCTGAAAAGCATCGACAGATCCGCGAATGGGCTGGAGCCTTGGCTTATGACAATGGAATGAACGTTGTGTTTATTGGCCACGCAGATACTGAAACTTTGGATCTTCCAGACTTAGATCCGTTTGCACGATATATCT